CCATTTTAATAATCGCATAACATCATGGTAGGCCGATGTTAAGGGATGGTAATTTAGGGTGCGATGAGAAATCCAAAAGTGAAATCATCACCACCGCTGATAAAAGACTCTAGTGTGGAAGAAGGTTCAAAACCTTTACTTACTATAGTCCGAGGTCTATCAGGGAGGCGGAGATGGTTAGCTTTTGTTTCTTCAATAGGCCAGAATGGAACTGATGAGTACCATGGTATTTCGACTTCTAGAGTGGGCCAGAAATCGTTGATTGTATAGGACATACCATTGGCAGCATCTTCTGTAAAACCAGGATTCTGCATTAATAAAGCTACTACGACGTTTGGATCTTTCTTAGTAACAACTTTAACTCTGCGAGAACCTCGATAATACTTGAATATAGCTCCAAGTCTATGGAAGGCACCTGTAAATAGGGAGGGTTGGGGGCTTGTTGTGTAAGTAACTCCAGTATAGAAAATACCGGTTACGTAACGTTTTGTTATATCATGAACACTGTCAATGATTTCTCCAGTGATAGCTCCTGTTTCACGAATGAAAGAGGATCCACCAATTATAGGGTCAAAAACCTTTTTGAAATCCGCACGAGGATCTGTTTGAGGTTCATAATCCGAAGAGTCATCAAATGACAGAGCGTCTAAATCTTCAAAACCAGTGTATTGATCAACCAATTGGTTGAAAGTGAAATCTTCTCCTGCTGCACGCCATGTGACAACGAGGATTTTAGCATCGGTGGCTAAAGATTGACCAATAATAGGACTGACTCTTTGAATATGTAGAGTTGGAAATTGAGAATCGTTTAAGGTACGATAAGTAGTATCCCATAGGTATGGAACTGTGAATGAAATACTAGTATCTCCTTTGACGTCAATTATTCGTGATACAACATCTCCAGCATTAACATCAGTGGGAGCTGATGAACTGTAGAGAACTGAGATTCGGAACCTTCCTGTAATAAATGACGATGTGTAAAAATTAATTTGAAATTTGATTGAACCGCGCCAGTAGTGAAAAAATCGACTTATAAAGCCTAAATAATCGCTAGCAGTCGCGTTTGGAACTATTAAAAAATTCAGAGGAAGGGTGGAATTGGTGAACGTGGTTATATCGTAGATCATTGGAATTGATATAATATCACGTAAGCTCATTGTGCTGGATGATTCTCCCATTAAACTCTGGTCAAGGTTAACTGGGGCGAGTTGCTTGAGAGAAAGAGAGTTGGAGTAATCTAGACCTGATCCATGTGAGAGATCACGAGAAAACTGAATGCTGACGGGTGTGGTAGCTTGAACTGAAGTTGGCTTGTCCAAGGCGCTAATTAATGGCATAAGAGTATCTATCATATTACCAATGATAGGTATCTTTTCCATAACTGTGCTTATAGTAGAAGGAACGAGGTCAGTTATCTGTAAACGTGATTTTTCTTTGGATTCAGCCTTCATTGAATTTGAAGACTGAGCAATGTATCCGGCTGTTTCAGGGTCTGTGAATGAAGCAAAGACTTGAATGTAAGCAGTGTCTGATACATCAGGTGTAGTACGTAGGAGGGGAGAGAGGGGAGTGAAGAAAACTTTAGCAATATCTGATAATGGATCTGCAATTGGGAAAAAATTGTAGGGATTGATCCAGGGAATATCAATTACGCAAGAGTTTTGGAGAGAGGGTGACAAGATAATTGGGTGATTGCCAGACTGTTGAAAAACAGTAGTGGCATGAGAAGAATCTGTGTGGTTGGGGATCCATGAAACCATATAGGCTCCATAGTGGAAACTAGTAGCATTGATCTTTACTTCTAGTTTTACACCAGCGCGCATCCAACTGAAACCAGTTAAACGCTTGATGATGTTGGGGTTGGTGAGTAAGACTTTTGGAAAGTCTAAAGTGGTGGTCGTTGGGACGCCAGGGCCCCAAGGAATTTCTGCAATTTTATAATTACGGGTCAATATGTTAGTCGGTGTTTGGGATGGATAAGTATTGACCATATTACGTAAATTGCTGGAGATTGAAGATTCAACACTAATGGTGTCGACAGTGTTTGAATCTTGGAAGTGGGTGATTTGGACAGCTTGTGAGGGCATGTTTGAATCAGTGGATTGTGTGAAAATAGTTTTGTCGGTGATCCATTGAACTATAGAATTGAAAAGAATCAGTATCAATTCCAGAAAGGGGTGAGCAAGATTTCATCGTTGAAAACAGTAGTACCGAAGTAGCTCTCTACTGCCCATTATAACTAAATGAAATCTATTAACCTCCGTAGAGGGGTCAAGTTTTACGTCCTTCCGGGACGGTGTTCAATTTAATGAACGGTGTACATGTGCCATAGTAACTTGTGGTCGTTAAACTTATTAAAGAAATGCGGTAACCGCAAAGCTCTCATTCGTTTAGTGTATTCTGAGTGAAATTTTGTGTGAACATCACAACCATAGTAAGACCATTCCATAAGGGCAGCATTAACTGTTTGCTCAAAAGCAATGTGACATAAAGGTGAGGAGGGATCCTTTATCCACATCACTGAGTTCTTTATACTATCCTCCTTGAGCTGGGGTAGTATATACTTGTTTCCGTCGATATCGACGCTCGCGAACTTACGACATAAAAAATTGGAATTATTTAATGTCATAAACTCGGGTATAACTGGTGACTTGTCGCAACTAGTATATTCAAGTGCAAAAAAATCTTTAAAAAAGATTTGAATTTCTTGCATGTTGAATTTTTGTCGTATGATTTTAGAAGTTGATGCGTAACTATCATCTCCATAAATTCCAAGTTCCACATAGTTATGCATTTGCCATGCGTATTCAGGAACCAAGTAGTTAAAAGCACAGACGTGTATTTCTGTGTTGTAAATTGAATTAAGCCAAGAAGTGGCTGGTCCACCAGACGAGTTGCCTTGTCTAGTTTCATATAATCCAATTGGGGAAAAGTGTGTTGTTTGAAGTGTACCGTGTACGAAGAATCTAATGAAATTAGCTTCCCACGTTTCAGGTTTAAAGCCTAAATTGCGAATTAAACCATTTGAAATTGATTCACTTAATTGAAGTAACATACTTTTATCCCAACGGGAAACATCGCCTGCTAAGACGCCAGGATCATTGTGACTTTCAAGATGTGTTGCAAACTTCTTGTATAATTCAACCCATTCTGAACTATGAACGTTCATGCCAATCTTAATACAATGCTCGGATCTGTATTGTTCAACATGTGATAATAAGTGACCAGTTAAACTCTTCCATAAAAATATAGAAGCTTTTGAACCAGCCTCGAATAATCGTGTTGAATTGCTTTCAACTCGCTCTTTTTCTCGAGTTTCAATTTTAAGCATATCTAAAGCTAAGTGTGGAAGAACATTTTTAGTGCATTGTTCTTTAATATAGTCTAGACGTTCTTTGAATTGAGGATCAAAAGAGTAAGTTTGAGCTGTGTGGTCAACTTGTATCATGTTCTGAGTTTTAAGTCCTAAAGTACATTCTGGAGGCCCAATGCCAGTTGTTAAATCCATTGCTGGAATATGTAATTCAGGAACACCGAAGATAACTTCCTTTTCAGTAAGTCGTCGACGTTGTAAAGTGGGAACTGTTGTTCCATAAGTGTAACGATCCATGCGTTCATCTAAAAGCATTTCTTTAAGTTTATTTGTAACAGGTGGGACTGATATTTCTGAAAACTTATCGATAGCTTTTTGATAGGGAGAAATCTCTCCATCAGTAGAAGTGAGACGAACTGGAAAGAAAGTTACATTGTGGATTACAGGTAGGAGAGTATCTCCATCTTGGATTGGTGCCTGAAAAGGCGAGGGTTTAATGGGATTAACATTCGGTATAAAGGGTTTGTTTTTCAAATTGTTGACAATTCGAATACCTTCTCCTTTATAGGGGACAGTATTAAAAATAGTGCCATCGCGAGATGCTAATCCACGAGTGTCGTATTTAACTAAATCTTCTTCGTTAGGAAGAACATAGTCTGATTTGGAAACATCAGACATATAAAATTCAGCTTGATACATCACATCTTCTGGTGATATAGGAACCGCCATAGATCGAGAACCCTTGCCTCCAACATGAATTCCAAGAATTGGAGTAGTGTCAGATGTTGAATCATTAATTAAGGGATATCCACAAGCGCCTGGATATCCTGTTAAATTGTGAACTTCATACCATTTCTCATTTACAAAGGTATGATTACCAAGAGCTGTGCTCATCTTGGTGGTTCTAGCTACAGCTTGTGTACCATATTCAACTTGACGAATCTCAAGATTTTCTCCATCATTGTTATAAGGGACCCAGGTTACACGGCCTGGTCTCTCGGCAATAGTGGAATTATCAAAAGGTTTAAGATGGTGCGTCATATCTCTAAAAGAAGGACATGAGCTGTCGAAAGTTATACGACAGAGATCACGATCTGAAAAGAAAACCAATTTGAATTGGTTGGATGCAAACATAAGACTTCCTCGTTGTCTTTTGCGAGCATAAAGAGAAATTAAGGAAACTTTATCATTTGGTTCAAGCGAGCACTGGAATGCATGCTTTACTGCAAATGATTGAGTTCCCTTAACAAAAAAGAAATTAGTGATAAAAGTTGCTCCAGATTCATAAGTTATTTCACCTTCGATCGTATTCAAACACATTCTATTAACTAGAGATGTGGTTTGAACACTAGGACCTTGGGCTTCTATAACTTCTGTATCTGAATCGTCAGTGTCAATTCGGTCGGCGTGAGCTCCCCAAGCGCCTTCCTTGTTTAGTCTATGATCTGCTTGTTTCATGTTCTTTTTAGAAACTTTTGGTGGTCCATACATGGCGGCCCTGGCTTTGCGGTCGGCATGTATCGAATCACGAATTGCTCTGTCTCGTTTGGCTTTGTAAAAGCTTTTACGGTAAACAGCACGAGCAATATTTTTCTGAGTTTTGTCAATTGACTGAGCATCAGCAGTAAATAGTAAGGAGTTGACAACCCTCCATACTAAATAACTAGTAGCAGCAGCAGCGAAGACAATAGAACTTATTTTAGCAGCGGTAGCAGTCATTTCAAAGATTTGGACAAATGGGTTGTTTTTGGAAACAAGACGATCTGTAGTAGCTATGTAACGATAGTTAGGAAAAGAAAGAAGAGATTTATCAATTAAGGTGAGACGTTCAAATGCAAGAGAGACAGGATTAAGATGTATGGAGTAATTTTTGTAATAGTTAATACTACAAATAAAACGGCGTTCATCAAAATCTATTACTCTTTGCAACGTTTCACGAAGGTTTGATCTAAGACCAAGCCAATTACGAATGCCAAATGTAGTATTATAGGTTAGACCTAAATTGCAAAGGACATCGAAATAAGCTAAAGTATTAGTTGATCTAGGAATAAGAAAAGTTTCTCCATGTATAACTGTACGGTTATCAGGATTTACATTGAAGGCTTGAGTTTTGCTATAGGTCATTGCTAACCCGGCAAATTCATGGGTTCCAGTAAACCAAGCTTCAACTGGGTCGTAATCAAGTTCGATTGGTTTAAAATCGACATGTTGATGTGCAGGAGGTAAAGGGAGATCTTGAATGATCTCATTAGGAATGAGATCTTCTGTAGGAGTAGGAGGAGAAATTAAGTCTGGGTGAATTGGTTTCAATTCTTGATAGTATTCTGTGTGACCATCATAAGGAGCACCAGTGGGTGCTATGATAAGATGGCGAGGGCAGGAAACTAAAGAATCATTAATAGGAAAAAAATTAGCGAAAGTGAAAGGGTAAGCACAAATATCTTCTAAGTGAGCAGTCAATTGACTGACAGTTTGGATATTTGACGGAACATCAAGAATTGCAACATTCTTATTGTTAAAAACTGAAATTGGTGTCTCGTCAACATCATCTTCAGTCATCATTTGAGCAGTATAAGGCTTGCGTTGATAAGCTTTATTCTTCCAATTGCTTGGAGGAGGCTGAACAAATGGTGGAGCGTTGGGAGAAAGTATTGAAGGTGGAATTGGTTTGGGAGCATTTGGCGAGGGTGGAGATTGAATTGGAGGTTTGGGAGAGTTTGGGCGAGGTTGGGCTGGTGGTGGCGATTTTGGCGGAGGAGGTTGGCGAGGAGGTTGGCGAGGTGGTTGAGATTTTGGGGGTTGAGGGAGAGGGTTTGCTTGAACTTCTGGAGCTGGCTTATGTGGTTTTGGTATAACGAGGTTATCGAGTTTACCAGACCAATAATCAGTTCCAGGTGGAGATAAAGCAAGTTTGGCGATAGTAGTTTCACGCTGTATAGCGGATACAGTGAGAGAAACCATATCAGTAAAAGTTAAGTCACGAACTTTTACATGAGATCCAAACTTATTGAGAAGGGTGAATTTCCAGTTCTTAAGATAACCATCATAAGAAACATCATCTAAGTCATTGCCACGATTGACTTCGATGTTGAGAGAGCAACGTCGAACTAAAGCGTCAGAACAAGTTATACCGAGATCCGTAGGGATTCCTGCAGTATTTGTAGTGGTAACGATTAAAGTTGATGTGAAAAGTGTATTTTCCTTGCGGTCTAAAGCAGCCATATTGAGCGGTAACGGCGTGCAATTAACCATGGAGATAAAATCCATTGAAGTTTGAAGTCTGACATTGGGGTCAGCAGTTTGATATATATCATCAAGGGTGACGAGCCATTGTGAATTATATCCATCCCAAAATTGTTTGTTTGGGGAACGTTCATATCTATCTGATGAATCAAGAGATTTACCATCAATAGCATAACGAACAGCAGAAGAGAGTATTCCAATAAGTGTTGATTTACCTGATCCTGGCGGACCAACTAAATTTATCCATACTGGAGCTTGTCTTGTGTTCTGAGAAGAACGAATTAAGTGAGCAGAATCTGACCATTGTTTAACTTGATAAAGAATGGTAGTCCATCGACGATGTTCAATTTCAGTTAGAGATTTAAGTGTCCGAACCTGTTTATCTAGATCTTGCAATCTAGTGTTAAAGGCGATAATCTCTAAAATTTTGTCTTTGTCTTTGGATAATTGAGTGTACACGCTTTCTTGTGCCATGTACTTATCCCAATTATTAAATTCATCCCTGACTTTAAGAAGCATTTCTGATTCTTGGAAAAAAGGTTTGCCAGCATAAGCACTGTAAGCGTAGTCAATAAGATCACGAGAGTTAGTAAAAATAAATTTTAAAAATTCAGTGATATTGCGAGCGGATACAGTACGAATGTTAAATTCTTTGAGAGAAGCAATGTTGCACGAGCCAAATACGACTGTGGAAACGATTGCAACTAGTGGCTTTATTGAGTCAAGGGAAATTTGAGCATCAAACACATCAATAGAAGAATCTTCGATTCCTGCTCCTAAATCAGGAATGAAGGATATGATGTATTCAATGAGGTCGTCTGAGAAAACAACGGCTAAATCACTAAGTAAAAGTCCCGACAGAATAACACGAACAAAAGTTCGTGCTTCTTCTGGGAGAAGTTTAGTAGCGAGATAACCGAGTAGAACATAAGCAACAATAACCTTTACAGATAATTGAAACTTACGAACATACTCGTTGTCTGGGTCAGTGATTTTGTCAATCAAGGGCTTGAGTGCATTCATGACGGATTTGCGAAGTCCATCAAAAATGTCGTAAACATATGTGAATGTGCTTACTAATGAACCAACTAAAGGGCGTGTTTTGAGGTAACTCAAAGCCCATCCTTCGATCATTGTTGAAACGGTTCGAGAGATGAGTTTTGAAGAATAAGTCCATAATGCTGAAGACAAGGCTATAAGACCTTGACTGGAGTATTTGTGAACAAATAAATTTGTTGGATCATTGTGTTTGAGAACGTAAGAGAGAAAATCAAAATAAGGGCGCAACTGCTTATTTTGATGGTTAAAAGGCACAACCGATTTGCGAAGTGCTTGCGGAAAAGTCATAAGAGGGGAACCATTTGACCAATTAGTGAGAGCTAATTGAACAGAATGATGATGTTCTTCAAGTAGATTAATGTGTTTCCACATTCCACGAGAATACATAAAGTAAATCATATGACTTAACGTAACTAAGAGTTCATGCTCAGTCTTTGGAAAATATTCTCTATCAAGATGTATTGGATTCTTAATCTTGGATAGAAAATAGGTGACGGCTGATTGTGAAACTACGTAATTACGAGTTAATGAAGGTAGCTTTGTGTGTATAGCTACTTGAGCTTGTTCTAAAACGTGAACAACTTTAAAAGTGTATTTCTTAGGTTGATGATCAAGTTGTTCATTACCTTTACCATTATTTGAGCCAGCAAACAGAACGCGTCTGTTTACTAGGTCAATATTGGCGTAGGTGGTTTCAATGAAATCATCAGAAATTAAACCGAAATCATAGATGGCTATGAGTTTGGTAATCCTTTCGGATTTTTTGTTGTAACAATTTTGTAGGAACAAAATATCATCAAGAATACGATTGTAAACTTGAGTACGTGCTTCAACTCGAGATCGAGCTGAACCGTTCATTTGAACCATTGGGCAATTGTAGTGAGTGGTGGATCCTTCAGTAATATAAGATATTTCTGGAGGAGAGAGAGTAAAAACTTGGCATAATCGATTCACTGTGTCTAAACTGTTAACCTGGTTAACATGCGATAACAGTTTGTAGACATTTGTTTGATTAATACTTTGTAAAAAAGCATTAAAAGAAGAGTGAGTAGAAAGTGGTGCGGCGAGCGCGGAAGTGTGGGAAATAGTAGAGTCGATCATGATAGTTAAAAAGGGGGGGTCTCCTGAGGGGTAGTAAATTAGAGGTAAGAGTACAATTTAATGTTTTGTAATTTTTAGGGTTTTTATTAGTTTGGTGCACATTGGCACTATAATAAGTTAGATAAACCTTTTAAATTGAAGATATTAAGAGCTTCAAAATATGCAGTAGATTAAATTCTGCACATACGAGTAGAGCTGAGCTTTGATGACGGTCAAAGTAGGGCATTGCAGCTCATCAACATTGTTGTCTGATTAAATTGTTTTATCTATTTAAGTTTTGATAAATTAAATGGGTAAATATTGATTGTTTGCTGCGGTGCAAACTGAAAAATCTGCTGTGATTTTTCATCAATAGATATCGAAATAATAAATTTAAACATAAATAGGGAAGTTTGTGTTTAAGTTAGAAAAGAAAGAAAATATTTAGGGTAGTA